CCCTCGGTTCGGCATGTATCCTTCAAGCCAGGCATATGTGCATGGAGATGCGAGGCGTTAACAAACGCGAATCGCTACTAGTTACCTCTAGCCTAACTGGTGTCTTTCGTGAGAATCCGACGGTACGCCAAGAGCTGTTGAGTTTGATTTGGAACAGCTTTCGGCAATAACTCGGAGGATTTCATGAAGCTGTACTATTCAGGCTTGTCCGGCCATATGGCTTGCGATCGGGAGGACCCGTTTGCCTTTGGTTTGAACGTCATGCTGACGGCTTACCAATACATCGGCAAGGAGGAGCGTCCTGATTGGCGTCTCGTTAAGATACTGGAAGCTAGGAACAGAGGCATAACGAAGCCTGAACATTTTTTGGATTCAGGAGCGTTTAGTCTGTGGAGTGAAGCGTTGAAAGCGTCTCGACGGCGACGACAGCCCGTACTTAGCTATTACGATTCGGACGCTTACTGGAAGTACGTTGATCAGTATGCTGATCTTGTTCGTCGTTACCAATTGGCGATTGACTACTACGCTAATGTTGATGTAATTGGCAGTACTCCGTTAACTCGCAAAGCACAGGACTACCTTGAGAAGGAACATGGTCTGAAGCCTGTTCCTGTTTTTCATGCTGGTGAGGACTTCAGTCATTTGTACCATTACATCGACTCAGGTTACGAAATTATTGGAATGGGTGCTTTGGCGCGGCGTACAAAGCGGGAACGTGTTAGTTGTTTTCAGCGATGTTTTGAAGCTATTTGTGATCCTAAGACGAAATTACCACGTGTTAAGATTCACGCTTTTGGTGTAGGGTCTCCATCGTTTCTTATACGTTATCCGATTTGGTCTGCGGATTCGTCAGGGTGGTTAGTGAGAGCCGTCAATGGAGTTATCATGGTTCCGAAGAAAAGAGGTGGCAAGTTCGTGTTTGATGGCGATTACCATACGTTCAAAGTTACGAAAGAACCTTCTAGTTGCAATCCGACGTACTACAGTTCGGTTCTCAAGGTGAAGGATTTTATCGGCGAATGGCTTACGTACCTTGGGTTACCTCTCGGTGACCAGTGGGGCGAGGACAACATTGGTAGGGTCTTGAGAAGCCGCGCTAATCTTTTGTTCTTTGAGAAGCTCTGTAGTGTTGTTCCACAATGGCCTTGGCCGTATGAAAAACATGTTCCGTCGTTTGAATTGACGCCGTAAGGAGGAGTATGGCATGGCCTTAGTCAATCGCAAAGACTACTTAAACCAATTAAAATCCGTGCTGATCGGAATTTCGACGAAGTCACCAGTCGAATATTCTGATTGCTTCATTTTTTCAAAGGGCATGGTTAGCACTTACAATTACGAGGTTGCTTGTTCAGCCGATACTGGGATTGACATCGAGGGAACTGTACCTGCTGAACCACTTCTGAATCTTTTGGAACGCCTAGACGATGAGGAGGTTGATGTATTCGTTGAGAATGGCGAGCTTAGAGTGAAGTCTGGCGAAAAGCTGGCTGGTATTCGTTTAGCTGGACAGTATACCTTGCCGTTCGACCTTGTTGAGCGTCCTAAAAACTTCGTTCCAATCAGCGACGAAATGAAGGACGCCATTTTGGTGACTGTTGAATGCTGTAGTCGAAGTGAAGCTCATCCATTGCTGCGATGCATTCACATGGCACCGACCTATTTGGAGGCCAGCGATGACTTTCGTATCGTTCGTTATAGCATCCAAACTGGACTTTCACAGTCAGTTCTCGCTAAAGGTCAGTCTGTTGAGTATGCTTTGAAGGTTGGTGCTAATGAGATGGCCGTGACGGAGAATTGGCTGCATTTCAGAAATCCAAACAGCGTGTACATTTCCTGCCGCAGGATACTGGATCAGTATCCTGAGACATCAAAGTTCTTTGAAATTCGCGGCAAACCATTAACCTTGCCAAAGGACCTCGACAAGGCCGTTGAGCGAGCTTTGGTATTTTGGAGTGAAACGCATAAGGAAGCTGTCGTCACTGTTGAGTTATCGGATGGCAAGATGGTCGTTGAATGTTCAGGCCAGTATGGTTGGTATCGGGAACCTAGACCAAGTAGCTACCAAGGTCCTCATTTTCGGTTTTATTGCGCAGCGCGTGTGTTAGGTGAACTCTCCAAACGTATCACAGAATGTGAGATTGCTTCGCAATTGCTGCGTATGGAGAGTGGTCCCATTTTGTACGTTAGCCGAATCGCTGCCTCTCAGGACGCTAGCAATGGGCTTGAAGTTTGAACTTCTTCAATCATCCGAACGACTGCTTCCACGTTGCTCAGAATGCAGGCTTCATGAACAATGCAAGAGTCCCAAGATGCCGCCTACGGGCGAGGGCCGTCGTCGGATTTTAGTAGTTGCCGAAGCACCGGGTGCTGAGGAGGACCAATGCGGTATTCAGCTTATTGGTAAATCCGGTCAGTTTTTGCGTGCCGAAATGAGAAGGCTTGGTTGGGATCTTGATCGTGATTGCTGGAAGACAAATGCGCTTTGCTGCCGTCCACCAAACAATCGAACACCGACGGCTAGAGAAATTGATGCCTGCCGTCCGAACGTCTTTAATGCCATTCGTTCATTGAAACCAAGAGTTATTGTTTTGCTTGGTAATGCCGCTGTTGAATCCGTAATTGGTTCGATATGGACTCAGCCTGTAGGCTCATTGACACTGTGGCTTGGTCGTCGTATTCCGTTGAAGCGCTGGAATTGCTGGGCTTGTCCAACGTTTCACCCGTCATATGTGTTACGGGAACAAAAGAATCCCGTCGTTGGTGTTTGGTTTCGGAGGTACCTTGAGCAAGCGCTGTTGATTCAGGAGGCTCCTTGTGTTCCCGATTACATGTCACAGGTCGTTTGTGAAATGGATGCTTCAAAGGCCGCTGAACGTTTACGTAAACAGAAAACGGCCTTTGCGTTCGATTTCGAGACAAATCGACTTAAGCCTGAACATCCCGAATCGCAAATCTTGTCCTGTGCCATTGCCGACGATAGCGGTGCCATAGCCTTTCCCTGGCAGCAGCCTGCCATTGATGCTATGAGTCATCTGTTGCGGTCTGACATTCCAAAAGTCGGCGCCAACATTAAATTTGAAGAGCGTTGGGTACGCAGGTTGATGGGTTATCCTGTTCGCGCGTGGGCGTGGGATGTGGTGCAAGCGGCACATGTTTTGGATAACCGGTCTCGTGCTTCCAACTTGAAATTTCAATCGTTTGTTGAGCTTGGACAAGAGCCTTATGATCAAGATATTGCTCCGTTGAAGGTTAGCGAGGGAGGTAATGACGAAAATCGACTACGTTTTGCTGACTGGTCAAAGTTGTTGCTGTACAATGGTCTTGATGCCTTGCTAACATGGCATCTTGCTAAGCGGCAGTACCAGAAATTGGCACAGGAGCGTCGCAAATGATCAGAGCTACACGCTTTGATGCATACAGGTTGATGCACGAAGGTACTTTAGCATTGGCTGAAGTCGAGGCCGCTGGCATTCGCGTTGACGAGGCAAGGTTGACATCGACGATCAATCATGTTCAGCAGGAGATTGACAAGCTAACTCATGCTTTGATGAATACGAACGAATGGAAGATATGGTGTAAGCTATACGGAGACAAAGCACGTTTAACTTCGAGGGTTCAGCTTGGCAGTGTTTTATCTGCGATGGGATTTCAATTACCGAAAACGGAAACAGGTCGATTACGCACTGATGAGGATTCGTTACGGGAGCTGAACACGTCGTTTGTTGATAGATTTTTGCAGCTTGAGAAGTTACGCAAGCTGAAATCGACATATTTGGTTGGCATTTTGCGTGAAGTTCAAGATGGCTATGTTCATCCTTGCTTCAGTCTTAATCTTGTTCGTTCGTACCGATCAAGCAGCGATCATCCCAACTTTCAAAATGTTCCCGTTCGTTCGAAGGACATTAGCAAACTGATACGTACATGCTTCATACCGAGACAAGGTCGGCTTCTTGTTGAGATTGATTACAAGGCGCTCGAAGTTCACATATCGGCAGTATACCATCAGGATCCGGTGCTCATTGAATACCTGACTGATCCTGAACGTGACATGCACCGTGATTTGGCCATGGAATGCTTTCTGCTTGACCGAGACAATGTAACGAAAGAAGCGCGCTTCTACGCAAAGAACTGCTTCGTGTTTCCGCAGTTTTACGGTAGCTACTGGGCCCAATGCGCCCCGAACTTATGGAAGGTAACGCAGGATGTTAAGACATCATGTGGCATTTCATTACGTGAACATCTTCAGTCTAAAGGCATCAGGACTTACGAACAATTTGAGCGGCACATCGAGTCCGTTGAGCATGCGTTTTGGGGAGAACGCTTTCGCGTGTACGCTAAATGGAAGCGTGACTGGTACGAGGAGTACTGCCACAACGGCTATTTCGACATGCTAACAGGTTTTCGAGTCGAGGGCGTTTACGAGCGCAACGACGTAATCAATTATCCGATACAGGGCACGGCCTTTCATTGCTTGCTATGGTCGCTGATTCAGTTGTTGAAGTGGTTACGTAAGAATCGTATGCAAACGCTTATTGTCGGACAGATTCACGACAGCATACTGGCTGATGTGGTTCCATCAGAGCTAAACGACTACCTAGCTGCTGCTAAGCGAATCATGACGGTTGACATTAAGGAGCATTGGAAGTGGTTGAATGTGCCATTGGCCGTTGAGGCAGAAGCATCAGACAAAACGTGGTTCGACAAGCAACCAATCGAAATAGCATGAGGTTCACTGTGTTAACAGGATAATAGTATTGGGAGACATGATAATATGAGCAGTGACGTTACAGAACTGTATCGGAAGTACCGACCATCTCGCTTTTCCGAAGTCATTGGCCAGTCAGAGGTCGTTAGTACCCTATCTGAGCTTGGTCGTAGAAATGCCCTTCCACATTGCTTGCTGTTTTCTGGTCCATCAGGCGTTGGCAAGACATCGCTGATTCGTATTCTGAAAAACAAATTACACTGCGGCGATCGTGATTACGTTGAGTTGAATGGTGCCGAGGCACGTGGCATTGATGTAGTACGTGATATTCAAGCTACATTGCATTTTCGTCCTATTGACGGAGAATGTCGCATTTGGGCTATTGATGAAGCTCATCGCCTTACGGCTGATGCTCAATCAGCGCTACTGAAGCTCTTGGAAGACACACCGTCTCATGTGTACTTCTTCCTTGCTACGACGGAACCTCAAAAGTTGCTTGAGACGATTCGTACACGATGCACTGAATTCGTATTACGTCCTCTTTCACGTAACGACTTGAAAACGATCGTTAAACGTGTACTTGATCGTGAACAGCGTTCGCTTTCGGAGGATGTCATTGAAAAGATAGCTGAAGTGTCATCAGGCAGTGCTCGCAAGGCTTTGGTTCTCTTGCATTCTGTGATTGGCTTTGACGATGAGCAGCAGCAACTTGATGCTATTCAGAAATCCGAGATGAAGCATCAGGCCATTGAGTTAGCACGTCTTTTGTTCAGGCCTTCCACGACTTGGGCTGACTTAGCACGTATCATTGTCGACATTCCACCCGACGAGGCTGAATCCGTGCGTTGGCTCGTTTTGTCATACAGCGTCAGCGTAGCGCTTAAGAATCCCAATTTGGCAGAGCGTGCCGTTCAAGTCATTGATTGGTTTCGTGATGATTGGCTTTCCTGTAAACATGCAGGGCTGGTTCAAGCATGTTGGGAGTTAACCAATGCTAAATAGCGATAGCTTGGAACGCGAGCTGCGCATTGATGAGTATGCCTTAGATCGTGAATGGTTGTCACAGCCGCGCTTATGCTTGCGGTATGGCATGATGCTTGCCGATGCACGACGTAAGCTTGAAGAGGCTCGCAATGAGCTTGAAGTCGTTCGTGCTGACTTGGATAAAAGCATTCGGTCCTCGCCTGACGATTACGACATTGCGAAAGTTACGGAAACAGCAATCCAGAGCGCTATTCAATCATCATCGGCTTTTCGTAAAGCTCAGCAGCGCTTGATTGATGCCAAATACTACGTTGACTTGCTCGGGGCTGTGATGCAGTCGATTGAGCAGAAGCGATCAGCGCTCGAGAACTTGGTGAAGCTGTTTTTAGCCGGCTATTACGGACAGCCGAAATTGGGTGACGATTCGGATGACTTTGACGAGTTGGTTAAACGTCGTTTACGTAGAAGGAGAATGAGCGATGAAGCGCAGGCGTCATGAGCGTCGTAGAGCTGGCAGCCACATGCGTGACTTGCGTCACGGTAGTACGTTTGGCTTATCGACACTGATTCTACCACAAAACCTGTCGTTATGGTCTCCCAAAGCAGGTATTAAGCGTATTGACATCATTCCGTATGAGGTTAGCAAAGGTAATCCCTATGCCGACGAAGGGACTTGGTATTACGAGCGAACTTACTGGGTCCATCGCAATGTCGGTGTTAGCGAAAATAGTTACGTATGTCCAGCTAAGACCGTTGGTAAGGCCTGCCCCATTTGTGAAGCACGTTCTAAACTTGCTCGAGACCCCTCGGCGGACAAAGACGTCATTCGTACTCTCAAGCCGAGGGAAAGGCAACTGTTTCTAGTGTACGATCATGATGAGACCGACAAGGGTGTCCAGCTTTGGGATGTATCGTATTTTGCCTTTGGCATGCTTCTCGACGATTATCGTCGTGATGCCGACGAAAGCGAAAAGCATATCATTGACTTCGATGACTTCGAGGCTGGTTCGACCTTGCGTGTCTCGTTCAAAGAGGAATCAATTGGATCGTCAACATTTGTAAAGGCTTTTCGTATTGACTTTAAGCCTCGACAGAAGCCACTTGATGATGAGTTACTGGACCATGGCATTTGTCTGGACAGTTTGATCAAGATACTGTCTTACGAAGAACTGCGCTCGATATTCTACGAAGAGGTTAACCGAGGTAATGGGAAGGTCGACGATGTTGACACCGATGATGAGGAGGATGATGATATCCCTTTTGACGAGCAGCTTAATGTGAAGCGTTCCGATGAGCCTGAGAAATCGAGGTTGTTCGAATGGGATGAGTGATGTTAATCGTATTCGTGAAGCCTTGTTAAGCAAATGGCATAGCCGACCAATGCGTGATGACGACTTGTTAAGCTCTGGCAGCACGCTTTTGAACCTAGCTTGTTCAGGTCGAGCTGCCGGAGCCTTTCTCAAAGGCCATTACTACTTCTTTTGTGGCGACTCGGCGAGCGGTAAAACCTGGATTGGTTTAACCTGCTTTGCCGAGGCCGCACTCAATCCAAACTTCAGCGAATACCGATTTATCTACGATTCGGTGGAGATGGGTGCGCTCATGGACATTGAGCGCTACTTCGGCAAGGCTGTTGTTGAGCGCTTGGAAACGCCATCCAGATCGGAGCCTTACTGCAGCCGCACTGTACAAGATTTTTATCGGCATCTTGATGATGTCATTAAACTTGGGAAGCCTTTTATCTACGTCTTGGATTCTCAAGATGCCTTATCAAGCGAGGAGGAAATCAAGACGTTTCAGAAACAGAGGACCAAGTCTATAGGTTCGTATGGTGATGCCAAGGCCCGTTATCACAGCGGGCATATTCGCCAGGTACTTGGTCCTTTGTCCGACTTGGGTTCCATCTTGATCATCCTGAACCAAACTCGAGAGTCCTTTGATCCATTTGAGAGCACCACATACAGTGGTGGGAGGGCCTTGCTGTTTTATGCCACCATTCAGCTTTGGTCGAAAATTGATTCGCATATTGTTCGCGTTGTTCGTGGTAAAAAGCGCGAGCTGGGCATCATTAGCAAGATTCGTGTAAAGAAAAACCGGTTGACTGGCAAAGATCGCACGGTCCTCGTTCCGATTTACCACAGCTTTGGCATTGATGACATTGGTTCTATGGTGGATTTTCTGGTCGACGAAAATATTTGGACCAAGCGCGGTGATGTCATCACCGTACCTGATCCTCCTCTGGAGGCACGACGTGAGCGCTTGATCAAGATTTTCGAGGACCGTCGCGATGAGCTGGTGGCTTTAGTTCAGAAAGTCTGGGACGAGATTGAGCAGGCTTGTGAAGTCAAACGAAAACGGAGGTACCAATGAATGGGCTCGCGTGAAAAGAGAAAAGGAGCACGTGGCGAGCGTGAATTGGCCATGGCATTAAGTGAGGTGTTAGGTATTAGGTGCCATCGAGGTAGACAATACCACGGCGGACCGGAAGCACCTGATGTGGTGGTCGATATTCCAGGCCTTCACGTAGAATGCAAGCGCTGCGAAGGTATCTCGGTTTACAAGGCCATGGAACAATCACAAAGGGATGCCGGGCTTGGCAAGATTCCGATCGTATGTCATCGCCGCAATCGCAAGGATTGGATCGTTATGCTGTACTTACGTGACTTGAAGCGCTTCGTTCAACTATTGTCGTACTTTATTGACAAAGGAGAATAGCATGGCCATTGAGTCACTGAGTCTGCATAACTTCCAGTGCCATGAGCATCTTGACATTGCGTTCGACCCACAGCTAACAACGATTATTGGTCCTAGCGACGTCGGCAAAACAGCCATCTTAAGGGCCTTGAAATGGGTGGTCATCAATCGACCACTTGGCGAGAACTTTCGGCGCATTGGTGCTTCTCATTGTACCGTCGTACTTAAGGTTGATGGTCATGTCATTGAGCGCCACAAAGGACGTCAAAACATCTACAAGCTAAACGGTCAGACGTTATCGGCCTTTGGAAGTGGTGTTCCGGATAGCATTGCCAACCTGCTCAAGATGGAATCATACCACTTTCAAGGTCAGCATGATGCTCCCTACTGGTTTGACTTGACGCCCACAGCTCTTACGGCTGAGCTGAACCGCTTGGTTGAGCTAGATGTTATTGATCATGCCATTGATTGTCTTTCCAGTCGTTGGCGCCGGCTCAAGACGGAGTATGAGATGACACATGAGAGGTTAGAGAGCGCCAAAAGCCAGCTCGACCAATTGTCATGGGTTCCCGAGATGGCGAAGCGGCTGGACCAACTAGAACAGATGCAATCTCGCTTCAACGAAATGCGAAATCGTATGATAGAATTGCGTGGTTTATTGGAACGTATCGACAAGCTGATGGCATGTAAGCGGTACGAGGAGGCGGTATGGGCCGTTTGGTTGGAATGGGGACAACCACTCGAACGCCGCTTACGTGAGATTCGTGAATGCCATCGCACAAGACGTTCACTGATGCTTATCCTCGACCAAATTCGGAATTACCGTGAGAAGTTTCAGCGGGACAAGCAGCTATGGGATTACTGGGAACAGGTCGGTACCACATTGAAGGACAAGAGCAAAAGGATTTTAGCATTACGGCAGGATATAATATCACTGAAAAGATTGTTAACGGCTATAGCATCGGCCAAAGAAGCCTTTGAGTCAGCCAAGCAGCAGGCTGAGCAGCTTGAAGCTCGCTGGAAACAGGAAGGTATGTGCCCTGTTTGTGGGAGGCCATTATGAGTGTTATAGCATTACTGGTCTCGGACATTCATCTTAGTCATGTATCACCGGCGGCACGAAGTGCTGAGCCTGATTGGTACGAGGCCCAAGCACGCATCTTACGACAACTTCGGTCATTGCAAGACACCTTCAATGGCGTTCCGATCATCTGCGCTGGAGATGTTTTTGATCGTTGGAACAGCCCACCTGAACTGATCAACTTTGCCATTAAACACCTACCGACCTTGTACGCCGTTCCTGGTCAGCATGATTTGCCTTATCATGATGTGGCCTTGATTGAGAAGTCGGCCTTTTGGACCTTGGTTTGCGAAGGTACCATCAAGTACCTCAATGGGATACATGACTTCAATGGTTTTCATGTCGTGGCTTTCCCGTGGGGATGTCCTCTTAAGCCGAATCCATTACAAGCAGGCTTATCCGTATTGGTGACACATCGCTATGTTTGGATTCGTGGACGCGGTCACTACTGTGCTCCTGATGATGCCAACTTAGCGCAATTGAGGTCCATCGTCGACACATATACGGTCTGCGTATTCGGTGACAATCATCAAGCCTTTATGGTCGACGGCCGCATCGTTAACTGTGGCTGCCTCATCCCACGGAAAAGCGATGAGCGCTTTCGTCCGCCCTTCGTGACCCTGCTTCACAGCGACGGTCATCTTGAGCGCATTCCACTGGATTGTTCTCAGGATCAATGGACTAAGACACCGGAAACATCTAACCGACTAGAACACTTTGTCGGCAGTTTACAAGACTTGGAGGTAGCCCCTCCCGATTTTCGTACACTGTTGCAACAGTACCTAGAGGTTAACCAAATACGGCCAAGTGTCAAAGCCTTAATTTGGGAGGCGATTGATGGACATCCTTGATCGCTACAAGAAGTACCGAGAGGAAGCAGAACAATGCCGCCGACGTGCCGATATGGCCGAAGGCTCACTACGCCAATTACGTAAGCAGCTTGCCGAGGAGTTCGGATGCCATGATGAGCATGAAGCTCAACGACTGCTCCATGAACTAGAACAACAACTCGCTGAATTGGAACAGTCCTTCCAAAAGGAGTTTGCCCAGTTTGAAGAACAATGGCATCAGTTAACGGGAAGCGCTCATGACCACAACCTACCGACAGCGCATCAATGAGTATCTGTTCCGCTATCGTCAGGCTCAGGAGACCCTTGCCCAAGAGTCCCAACAATTGCAACGTATCCAGCAGGACCTTGATGATACGGAGCAGGCCCTTGCAATTGTTCGTCATGTGGCCACCAAAATCCAAGAGCAAGTTCACTATCACCTAGCCACCATCGCCACCAAATGCCTCCATGCCATTTTCGACGAACCATATACAGTACAGATCAACTTCCAGCAACGACGACAAAAAACTGAATCACTCTTGGTCCTAGAAAAGCATGGCATGCTCTTTCAAGACCCCTTAAACGAAATTGGAGGCGGTGTCATTGACGTGGCCAGTCTCGGTCTCCGTATCGCATCCATCATGTTACAACGTCCCGTACGACGCCGTGTCATCATTCTCGACGAACCTTTCAAAAACATCCGTGGCACCGTATACCGCAATCGCACCAAAGAACTGCTACTAAAACTGTCACAAGAATTAGGCTTCCAGTTCATCGTTAACACTGACATCGAGGCTTTTCGTTTAGGTAAGATCGTAGAATTGTCATGATTACCAAACTCAAAGGTGTACACATTCCAAATGCTATCTTGAAGCTAATGTCACTAGGAATGCTTAGCCCGGCTGAAGCTATTCTGTATGCTATTCTTTACGAAACACGTGGCGAAGTCATTCGCAACCACGAGCTAGCTAAAGTTTTCCGATGCCGGGGTCTTACCATTACACGTATGCTCAATCATCTGGTTAAGCTAGGACTAGTACATCGGGAAGGACTCGGTATAGCTCGCCGTATGAGAGCCATAGAAGTTCATCATGCAACGGTTTACCATGAAGTCATTGCTCAGGAGAAGCTCAAAGATTCAGAGATTCAGATGTAGTGTACAGATCGATTTTACCTGCTTCAGCCCGTATTCCCGCTGAGGTTTGCAGGGCTCGGATACAATTTGACTACTTTAGCCCACATCCCTACCCCCTTCCCCCCCCCCCCCCCC